GACATCCCGAACCCTTACTGAAGGAGCGGGCTTCGTCAAAGCTACAAGATCCTGGTATAGCAGACTTGTATGCGGCAACCAAGCCTAAAGCTCGTATCTTTCAGTAAGGGTTTTTTGCTTTCTGCCTCCCACCCGTACTCCGCACGATAGCAGTGTGCCTACATGGGCAGCTCGGAATAGAACATACGGCCATTACACACCCGATGGATAACCGTCCTAGCCTGTTAGCGAGGGACTAGACAAGATACAGTGAAAGTGGTGGGACAAGCGCTGTATCGAATGAATCGCTACCTCATGGGAATCTTGGGTTTAGCCTTTGAATAAATCAAGTGAGCTACGCTGGAGAGGGATCGGATACCCTGCTATCCACCCTTGGGGAACTTAGAAATGATAAATGCAACACATGGGTTGACTACAGAACAATCTATTGTATACTTCACGAAAAGGAGAGCAAAATGACTGAAGAAGAAATAATTGAGATGGCTAGACAAGCAGGACTTCATATTGCAACCGATGTAAATTGGATGCCGATTATTGGGTTTGAATATGCTGAAAAGTTTGCCAAACTGGTAGCAGAAAAAGAACGTGAGGAATGTGCAAAGGTGTGTGATGCGTATGATAACGGTAGATATTCAAATGCCGCAGATTTGTGCGCTGAATCTATTCGTGCAAGGGGTAAATAATGGGTGATATGGCTGAAGTGTGGAAAGATTGGAAAGAATACAAGAAAGAACGTAAAGACCGTTTAGGTATGCCATGCCCTGATTGCACTGTTCGTTTGCCAAAGGTTCAACCAAAGATTCTCATGCCAAACCAAAAATGTTGGTGTGGGTATGTTGATAAAAGAAAGAGGGGACAAGAATGATTAAAGATACAGCGGTACAAATACTTTTAGAACACTTTAGTGAGGGTATGGTACGCACAATTATTGATGCTATTGCTGAAGATGAACGTGAGGAGTGTGCAAAGATATGTGATGCTATGGATAGCATAAGCGATTACTACACATTAAGGGTTGAGTTAATTTGTGCTCAAGCTATTCGTGCAAGGGGGCAAGAATGAAAGCATTCCCACATACATATGAAAAAACAATAGATGGTCATATTGCTACCTGCACTAATACAGGTATGGATTTGAGAGATTGGTTTGCAGGTCAATTTATTCCGTTGATATGTGAATATTCAGATAGAAACGGATGGGATTATGAAAATAACGCAAGAGTTTGTTATGCAATGGCAGACGCAATGATGAAAGCAAGGGGACAAGAATGACTACAGAAGAAATTATTGAGACGGCTACTATTGCATACAAAAAATGCAATCACATACCTAATTTAAGAATACCTAAAGAATTTATTGAGATTTTTGCCAAACTAATAGCAGAAAAAGAACACATGATTGAAGACAAATTAACAAAATATGCCAATACCCAAATTGATAAGGCATTAAGTTATAGAGAAGCAATGAGGCAAGGATACATTTCAGCAAAAGAATTTGAAGGTGAGTTGTGGATTAAAGCCACACACTACCATATACAAAAACAAGAGCAGAATGAGCCTGTGGCATATATTAATGTTGAACAAAGAAAACTTGAGTGGGCTAAATACACATCTTGGGAAACAGCAACAGTAGTTAATTTGCCAAAAATACCTCTCTACACAACACCACAACAAGGATGTGCTGAATGTGGAAATGGTGGTGGTTATGCGCTGTATTGCTTATCATGTGCTGAAAAGTTTATAGGTAATAAAGAATGGGTAGGGTTGACTGATGAGGATTTAGAAAACATTAAACTATTGACATTTGAAAAAGAAATCAATTCCAATGGTGAAGAACAAGAAGCTGTTGATCTCGATCATTTGATGAGAGCCACAGAACAATTATGTAAGGAGCGAAACAAATGAAACACAAACATTCAGAATTGATTAAAAAATGGGCAGATGGAGCTGAAATTCAAGTTAAAAATCCATATAACGAATGGGTGGATGAGCAATATCCTGATTGGGACTTAAATCTTCAATACAGAATAAAACCTGAAGAAAAGTCTGATTTTGCAGTTTCAGCTAATGTAGTCTTTAAATTAGGACTTAATGGAGATTATTTAGAGTTTTCCAAAACTGGGAAACATAACATTGAATTTGTATTTGATGGCACAACCCAAAAACTGAAAGCAACCAGACCATTTAAAAATGATTGAACTATTAAACAAAAGAAAGCTCCAACTCCAAGCACTTTACAAAAAATGTCCAGACATACAGATTGTTTACAGGCTCAGAGAAATTGAGCTAATGACCAAAAGATACAAAAAATTGTTGGAAATTGAGGTAGATGCTAGTGGTTTTAGACCTGAGCTGGAGGAGTTGGCAAAGGATTTAAATGGCTGATTCACTCATAATATCTGCACTTTTATTTCTTGGAGCATCAATTTTTGCTACTGCTGTTTGGTGTTTTTTGATGTATATAATCTGGGAGGAGGAAGATCAAAAGCTCAAAAAAGCTATCCAAAACAACAAAATTCACTTGACAAGAGATAGTGATTTGGGATAATTGAGACTCCAATTTTTAACTTGCAAGGAACAAAAAATGGGATATTATGGAATGGAAAAAGAGCCTAAAGGGGCTAAGTCATCAGATTCAACTGGTGAAAAAAAGATGGGGCCGAAGTCTTTTGACAAAATGATCGGACCAAACAGCATGAAAGGCACAAAAGGCATGTCTGGAGAAAAGATGCCCAAGGGTGCTGATTCTGCTGACTCCACTGGTGAAATCAAAAGACCTCTAAATGGTGGCGTTGCAATGGGCAAGGCTGATAGCATTGGTGCTAGAGACATGAGCCACATGGGTAAAGTAGATGGCAGAACTGGTGAATTTAACACTGGCTCAAAAGAGTCTGAGTGCTATGTTCATGAGAGAACACCACATATCCAAGACACTATGTAAAAAGCGAAATACCCCAAAGATTCGTGGTCTAAGGGGTATCTCTAATCAACCCAAATAATAAGGATTTGAATTGACTGCTCAACATTGTAAGACTTGTAGATATTTTTCCCAAGAGGGATTTAGGGAAATGGGTGTTTGTAAAAGATACCCTACTTTCCAAAACAGAAATAGCACAGATTGGTGTGGTGAACATAATCCAATTTTGGCAACCACAATAACATTACCCAAAGTTGATTTAGAGCTGGGTGTTATAGCTGACCAGGCAGAAAAGAAAAAGCCTGGCAGACCAAAATTAAGTGGGAGGCAAATCCCATGAAACCCATAAAAGACAAGATTATTGTTAGACCTATTCCAAGAATACAGTCTAGTTTATATGTCCAAACTGCTGAGGCAGACACAGTTGGTCATGTAATAGCAGTTGGTGATGAGGCTGAGGCTGAAGGTCTAAAGGTAGGGGATAAAATATATTTTGGCACTTTAGCTAAAGATTACAAAGATGAATACTTAAAGTATCATAATTTCAAAGATGGTGATGAGAAATTTCTTGTGCTATCATGGCAAGACGTATGTTTTGTAGAAGAACCTGATGAATCACCAGAAAGTGTATGAGGCTTTAATAAATAAAGCTAAAAATAGAGAAAAATTAAATCAATATCAAGAGCTTCACCATATTTTGCCAAAAAGTATGGGTGGTTCTGATAATTTAGATAATTTGGTATTTTTGACGGCTAGAGAGCATTTTATTGCTCATGCTTTGTTAGCGCATATTTATGATAATAATCAAATATGGAGTGCATTTATTATTATGAAAGGCAGGGAAGCATACTTTAATTCAAGGTTATATGAAATTGCTAGAAGAAATAAATCAAAAACAATGATAGGTAATAAATATGCAAAAGGCATAAAATTACCAGATCATGTAAAAGATGCTGTACGAGAATCTAATAAAAAACGTATTAGAACTCAAAAAATGATTGAAAAATGTACTTTTGCTGGTAAAAATCATACCCAAGAACATAAAGATTACATGAGGGAAAAAATGAAAGGTCGTGAAGTTTCAGAAGAAACACGACAAAAAATGAGAGAATCGCAAAAAAAGAGATTTGAATTAAATCCAATAAGTAATGAAACAAGACAAAAAATGAGTAAATCTAAAAGAAAGGAAGAATATGCCATTAATTAAGTCAAAACTCGAGAAGAATGTTGGAAAGAACATAGAAAAAGAAATCAAGGCTGGTAAACCACAGAAACAAGCGGTTGCGATTGCCCTGAATGTTAAACGTGAAGCAGAAAAGAAAGCCAAGAAAAAGAAATGAAAGCTAGTCTAGCAGTCCATTTATTAATAGCACTTGGATTTGATGAGCATTTGTTCATGAAATGGCAAGCAGGCAAAAACCCAAGCTATACCAAAAAAGGTACAGGCAGAAAACACCAACAAGGAAAGAAAAAATGATATTTGAACATGAAATCCAAGATGTAAACTTAATAATTACTAGCCTTGAGCACAAAATCAGGGATATGCAAATATTGGTTCAGAAATTAATGCACAAAGCTAATGAGCAAATGCCTGCTCCAGCTCAAGTTACAGCAGTAGCTGAGACACCAGCAGAGCCTGCTCCTGAGACTCTTACAAATAACTAAAAGTTATATTAAAATCAAATATATACATAAATTTACAATATGGGTGCTCCACTAGGTAATATTAACTCAGCTAAAGGCAGACTTTTCCAAGAAAAGCTGAGGATGATTCTTTCCCAAGAGCCACATAGAGCTAGAGCAATTGCTGAAGTCCTGATTAGCAAAGCTGAGGAAGGTGAACCTTGGGCAATCAGAGAGCTAATGGATAGGATAGATGGAAAGGCAGTTCAGGCAACAACTCTTGAAGATGCAAGTGGGAATGTCATCATGCCTCATCTTCAGGTTACATTTGTAAAGCCAGATGGAGCAGAGTGAACTTAATCAAGCTATTAAAAAGGCTGAGTTTCCAGTCAAGCTCCAGTGCCTGTTTAAGCCATCAAGATATAAATGCATCTTTGGAGGCAGAGGGTCAGCAAAATCATGGTCTGTTGCTAGAGCATTGCTCATCTTGGGTGCAAAGCAAGTCCACAGGATTTTGTGTGCTAGGGAATTCCAGAACTCCATATCTCAATCAGTTCATAAGTTATTAAGTGACCAGATCATAGAACTGGGTTTAATAGGTTTCTATGAGATTACCCAAAACTCTATTAGGGGTGCAAATGAAACTGAGTTTGCTTTTGTGGGATTAAAGAATAATCCACACAATATTAAGAGCTACGAGGGTTGCACAATTGTCTGGGTGGAGGAAGCTCAGGCAGTTTCAGCTAGGAGTTGGGATATTCTTATTCCTACTATCAGAGCCAAGGATTCAGAAATCTGGATAACCATGAACCCAGAGCTAGAATCTGATGCCACATACCAAAGATTTATTTTGCATAAGCCTGATAACTGCATCACCCAAAAGGTGAACTGGAGTGATAACCCTTGGTTTCCTGAAGTCTTAGACCATGAGAGAAGAACTCTACAATCTAGAGACCCAGAGGCTTACAACACAGTCTGGGAAGGATTGTGCAGGCAGACTGTGGATGGAGCTGTATTTGCCAGAGAAATGCAAATGGCAGAGCTGGAGGAAAGAATCACTAAAGTCAGGTATGACCCTACCAAGCCAGTCCATGCTGTGTTTGATCTTGGCTGGGCAGATTCCACATCCATTTGGTTTGTCCAGTTCATAGCTCAGGAAATCAGATTTATTAGATATATTGAGGATAGTCAGCAAACCATGAGTCATTACCTAGCATTGATGCAGACTTTTGGCTATGTTTATGACACATTGTGGTTACCACATGATGCCCAAAATAAAACATTGGCCGCTCAGGGCAGAACAATAGAGGAAATTGTAAGAAATGCTGGGTTCAAAACCAAAATAATCCCAAGAACTAGCATTGTGGACTCTATTAATGCCTCCAGAACTATGTTCAGGAATTGTTATTTTGACAGGGACAATTGCTATGATGGCTTGCAATGTCTGAGGCATTACAAGTATGAGGTAGACCCAGAGACAAAGGCTTTTAGTAAAAACCCACTCCATGACCAATACAGTCATGGAGCTGATGCTTTTCGCATGGTTGCTTTAGGTGTTCAAGAGACTAGACCAAGAAGACCAAAGCAAGTAAACTATGCACCACCACAATCATGGATGGCTTTATAACATGGCACTTGACCCACTAGAAACAGATTATGACCCCATCATAGATGAGGCAAAGCAATTCTTGAAGTTTGCTAATGATGCAGACACCATGAACAGACAGGAGGCTTTGGAAGACCTCAAGTTTGCTAGTGGGGGCGATCAGTGGCCGGTTGACCTGCAAAATTCAAGAAACCTAGAGTCTAGACCAGTTCTAACCATTAACAAGTTAGATGGCTATTGCAGGCAAGTCACTAATCAGCAAAGACAGCAAAGACCCAGAATTAGGGTTCATGCCACAAATACTGTGGAAGATGCAGCGGATGCCAAAGTCATCCAAGGCATGGTCAGGCACATAGAAGTTAATTCCAATGCTGATAATGCCTATGACAATGCCTACAACTATGCAGTCAGAATGGGATGGGGATATTTAAGGGTTGACCACAGATATGTGAGGGAAGACTCTTTTGACCAAGAACTATTTATTGACCCTATTGATAATCCATTTACAGTCTATTTAGACCCAAATTCAATTGCAGTGGATGGTTCAGACCAAGAAAGATGCTTGATTACATCCATGATGCCAAAGTCTGTGTTCAAGGAAATGTATCCAGATGCACAAGACACTTCATTTACATCCAGAGGCACTGGGGATACCCAAAGTGAGTGGATTACTAGGGAAGATATTAGAGTTGCTGAATACTTTTACACAGTTAGAGAGAAAGCCAAGCTCTATTTATTAAGTGATGGCTCTGCTAGATTTGCTGATACTAAGGACTTTTTTGAAAGAATTGGCAAAGCTGGGCTAGAGATTGTGGATGAAAGACCTAGTGTAAAGAAGACAATTAAGTGGAAAAAGTTGACAGCAATTGAGGTGTTGGAGGAGAAAGACTGGCCGGGGTACTACATCCCAATTGTCCCAGTTTATGGCAGGCATGTAGTAATTGGAGACAAGAGAAAGAAATTTGGCATGGTCAGACACGCCAAGGATGCGCAGAGAATGTATAACTTCTGGGTAACATCCATGACTGAGTCTGTGGCATTAGCTCCGAAGGCTAAATGGATCATGGCTGAGGGACAAGATGAGGGTCATGAGTTGGATTGGGCAAGTGCTAATATCAAGTCAATGGCTACTCTGAAATACAAGCAGACAGATATTGATGGCAACCCAGCTCCTCCTCCACAAAGGATGCAACCAGAGCCTCCTCCTACTGGTATATTGACCGCTGCCCAAGAGATCAATCAGGACATGGCAACCATTATTGGAATCTATGATCCATCACAGCAACTCCAAGGCAATATGTCTGGCAAGGCTTTAAATGGTCAGCAAATGCAAGTGGATTTGACCAATTTTGACCTCTATGACAATCTAACCAAGTCAATTTCCCATGTTGGCAAGATACTTTTAGATTTAATTCCCAAGATTTATGACACTGAAAGGGTTATGAGGATTATTGGGGATGATGGAAAGCCAGACCTTTTGACCATAAATGAGCAAAGTGCTGTGGGCAGAGTGCTTAATGATGTGACTGTGGGACAGTATGATGTGGTGATGGAGACCGGCCCAGGGTACAACAGCAAGAGACAAGAAGCTGTGGATGCAATGATGCCTTTACTTGCCAAGCCTGAGTTATTTAATGTGGCTGGAGACTTGGTGTTTAGGAATATGGACTTCCCAGGGGCTGAGACTATTGCTGATAGGTTGGCGGCTCTGAACCCACTGAGCCAGATTGATGAGCACTCTGATATTCCTCCACAAGCTCAACTAATGATTAAGCAAGGTCAGGCTCAAGTCCAGCAACTCACCCAGCAATTGCAAGCTATGCAACTGGCTATGCAACAAAGACAAGACATTGAGCAAGTCAAGCAGACTGAGGAAACTAAGAGAGAGCTAATGAGGCAGACAGCCAAGGCTCATAACACAGAATCAGTGCTACAGGCTAGGGTTCATGATGCCAATACCAGAGCTATAACTAGCCAAAACAGAGTAGAAATTGAGGCAATTGCTGATATGTTATTGCATCACATGGATACTGCTAGGTTAGAAAGAGAAATTCAAATGAGAAATCAAGAACAATATACAGCAATGACACAAGCTAATCAATCTATTATGCCAATGGAAAATCAATAATGCCTACAGTAACAAGTGAGAATAAGGAAGAATTTGATAAAAAGGAATTGGCAAAAAGAAGTATGCCAGAGCCTGTAGAGTCACATGTAACTGTGCATGATAGAGAAGTGCCAGTAACAATGCATCCAATTGAAAAGAGAACTGGGGACATTATGACCCATGTTAATCCTGATAAATTTGATCCTGCTTTTCAAAAAACCAGTAATTATGTTGGTGAAAATGGAGAGGGAGGTATTGGAAATAGATATAAAGAATTTGGTAATTTTGTCAAAAAAGCAGATTCTATTAGAGCCAGTAATGTTTATATAAAACCAAATGGTTTGCCAGTTTTTGGTGATGGCAGACATAGATATGCTTATTTAAGAGATCAAGGTGTCAAAAAGATACCAATGGCAATGGACAAAGAATCAATTGAAAATGCAAAAAAACATGGATATTTGCATGAAGATTGACTTCTATATAATTTTGGGTTATATTGCCCACAAACCTTACTGGCTAGGTTAACCAGGCAAAATACTTGAGGAAACTCATGAGTGATAGACAAGCAAGTAATGTAATTACTTCAGAAAATTCAGGTGATTTTTATGCTAACAAACTTGGTTTAGCTGATTCCCCTAGTCCTGACCCTGCAGAGACTCCCTCCAAAGAGGTAGAGCAACCTGAGCTGACAGAGACAAAAGAGGAGCAGAGTTTACCAGAGGCACAAGAGGAAACCAAACCAGCAGAGGAAAGTGCTAGAAAGCCCAAACTTGAAAAAAGGTTTGATAAAGTCATCAAAGAAAGGGAACTTGCCAGAGCTGAGGCTCAAAAGGAAAGGGAACAAAGAGAGACTTTAGAAAACAGGATTAGGGAACTTGAACAGGCATCTAAGCCCAAAGTGGCAGAAAATCCTGATAGAGAACCCCAACCTAGTGACTTTACTGATGCATTTGAGTATGCAAAAGCATTAGCAAAGTTTTCAACTGAAAAGGCATTAAAAGATAGAGATGTAGCTGAAAAGCAAAAGCAAACTCAAGCAGAGAGAGAAAAGATGATGACATCTTGGAACTCTAAGTTAGAGCAAGCCAAGCAAGAGTTACCAGACTATGAGGATATGATTGCATCATCAGATGTGGTTGTATCAGATCAGGTTAGGGATGCAATTTTGGAGAGTGAGGCCGGACCTAAAATCCTGTATCACCTTGCAGAAAACCCAGAGGTAGCTGAAAAAATCAGTGGCATGTCTTTGATTAGTGCCTTGAGAGAGATTGGGAAATTGGAGGCTAGATTTGACAAGCCTGCTGAAGCACAAAAGCCTGCTGTGAGAAAGAGCAATGCACCAGCACCAATTAATCCTATTAGAGGGGGTTCTAATGTTGAAGTGCCAATAGATTCAAATGGGAATTTTAATGGTACACCTCAGCAATGGAAAGAACTCAGGAAAGCAGGAAAGATTAGGTAAATTTATTAAATTAACACTTAAAAAGGAATACTAAAGTGTCTAATAATCTTTTGACGATTTCAAAAATTACCAATGAAGCCTTAATGGTTTTAGAAAACGAACTCACATTTTCGAGCGAAGTAGACCGCAACTATGACGATCAGTTTGCCGTAGTTGGAGGCAAGATCGGGAATACTGTGAATGTCCGCAGACCGGGTAGGTTCATCGGGACAACCGGGCCGGCTTTGAATGTGGAAGACTTTAATGAGACTTCAGTCCCAGTAACTCTCTCAACTCAGTTCCATGTGGACACACAGTTCACCACCGCTGATCTTGCACTATCTTTGGATATGTTTAGTGACCGCGTTTTGAAACCTGCGGTCGCAGCCGTAGCAAATAAGATAGACAGAGATGGTCTGACAATGGCGGCTTTGCAAACAGCCAACATAGTTGGAACTGCTGGAACTCCTCCAACAGGACTAATCACCTACTTAACTGCTGGTGCTTACTTGGATGCTGAAGGTGCTCCAAGGGATGGTCGCAGAGCATGTATTGTTGAACCCTTTACATCAGCAACTATTGTTGATTCACTAAAAGGTTTGTTCATGCCGCAGGAAGCGATTGCGGAGCAATACAGGAAGGGGCTGATGGGTCGGGACAGCGCTGGCACCAATTGGAAATTGGATCAAAACGTGGTCAGTCAAACTTTTGGTTCTTACTCTGGTAACACACTCTCTGCTGACACTACAGCTCAAGTTGGTTATCTCTCAACTGGTTGGTCACAATACTCCACAATTCAGATCAAAGCATCATCTTCAAGCACATTAAATGCTGGTGATGTGATCCAAATTGCTGGTGTATATGCAACTAACCCACAGAACAGACAGGCTTATGGCTCTGGCAAGTTGCGTAACTTTGTAGTTCAGTCCACAACAACAGTTGGAACTGGTGCTACAAACATCACAGTTGCTCCAGCAGTTATCATTGGTGGTCAGTTCCAGAACTCAATCATCATTGGTTCTACTTCTACTACAGCAGTGGTTACACCTTTCAACAACACTGGAACACTATCACCACAGAACATGCTTTTCCATAGAAATGCATTTACCTTGGCGGTAGCGGATTTGGAGTTGCCAGAGGGAGTCCACTTTGCAGGCAGAGCATCTGACAAAGAAGTTGGTTTGAGCATGCGGGTTGTCCGCCAATACACAATTAATAACGATAGTATTCCTACTCGTTTAGATGTGTTGTATGGTTGGGCACCCCTGTACCAAGAACTTGCTTGCAGAATCGCGGCTTAACCCATTAATTTAAAGGAAAATAAAAAATGAGTAATCCCGGACCAGCAACCACAGTCACAGCACACCCAAGTAATGTCACAACAAACCAGGCATTGCGCCTGATTGCTGTTGCTAAGGGTGTTAACCTTAATGCTGTAGCATTTACGCCAGTACCAGTTGTTAATTCAACTGCTTATTTGCCAAAAGAAATGATTGTTACCAATGTAAACAATGCAGGCTCTGTAGTTTCATTGTCAACATCAACAGCTCTTGGCATCACAACCACAAATGCTGGATCACCATCTAGCTTGTTTGGTGCTTTGACAACTGCACAAATTTCTGCATTGTCAACAGCAGTTTTAGGCACAGCTTATGTTGATTCAAGCTCAACTAGCTTGGCTTATAACAACCAAACTTTATATGTTGATGTAACAGTTGCCTCTGGAGCAACTGGTACAGGAGATGTATATGTTTATGGTTATGACTTTAGCTAAAAAAGCTAAATAAATTGAAAGGGCTACTCCCAAAAGGGGTAGCTTTTTCTTTTTTAAACAGTACAATTTAATAATCTTAAAGGAAAAATCATGCCCTCAACCACAATATTGCGTGGAAATGTAAATGCATATTTCTTAGCAAATCCATCACTCACACCATCAGCAGTAACTGGTACTTCAGCATCACAAAGTTTTACAGTTCCTGGTCTTTTGACAACTGATGTTACCAATGTTTCATTCAATGGTGGTGCTCAAACAGCAGGCATTGCAATTGCAAATGACTATGTTTCTGCTAATAACACTTTGACAATTCAATTTGTGAACACATCTGGTTCTTCAGCAACTCCAGCATCAGGTTCATATTTGGTTGAGGTGCTCAGGAGTGACGGCCCCATACCAGTAAATGCAGTCTAATCATGGCAAATACCAGTGTATACAGACCCATAGGGCAAACCTATGCTGTGGCAGTAACAACAACTGCAAGTAGTTCTTTAAGCATTGTCCCAGTTGGCAATGACCAGATTAACTACTGTGCATTTTTGAATACTGGCTCTACACCTATTGCTATTTCAATTGCTCCTTTAAATCCTACTAGCATCACTCCAACTCCAGCAGTATTGCCTACAGCAGGAAACACTAGCACATCATTTGTGCTTGGTATTTCCATGTCTCAACCTACTGTGATTGCAGTGCCTGCTAATGGATTTAATCTAAGTGCAGTTGGAACAGCAAATACTTTATATGTAATGCCTGTGGCAGATCAATCATGACAAACCAAGTAGCTTTTACAAATACAACTAACACTGTTCCTGTTACTACTTTCTCTACTCAACCAGTTATAGCAAGTGGATTTGGTACTTCACCCACAATTAAGGGAGTAAGTCCAAATTGTTTTGCTGTGACTGTGGGGACAGGGGGAGCCGCATCTGGAACACTAACACTACCTCCAGCTCCAAATGGTTGGATGTGTATTGCTAATGATGTTACCAATGGTTCAGGAATATTTTTGCAACAAACAGCTAGTAGCACCACATCAGTCACAATGACTGGCTATGGTATTACCACTGGACTTGCAACAAATATGTCTGCTGGTGATGTTATTGTCATGACTTGCATTGCATATTAATAATGAGTGCTCCTGCCCTAACATCTGACCAAAATATCTTGCCAGTTCAGGCATATTTCAATTTAGATGGTAGTTTTAATACTTTTATAGGGCAAGGACAGCCTTTTTATGCTACTTTGAACCCAGTTCAGAGTGGTCTGACAATCACAAATAGCACAATAAATAGCTCCTCAATTGGGCTAGTTACACCATCTTCAGGTGCTTTTACCAATATTAGCACCACAACAGGCTCAATTAGCACAACTCCAAGCAATCCCACAGACCTAGTTAATAAAAACTATGTGGATATGTTTGTACAAGGTTATGCAATTAAGGCTGAATGTGCAGTTGCAACTACAGCCAACATTACATTATCTGGTTTGCAAACTATTGATGGGTACACGACTTTAGTAAATGATAGGGTTTTGGTTAAAAACCAGAGCACATCATCACAAAATGGAATTTATGTAGCATCTTCAGGAACATGGTCTAGATCAAGTGATGCAAACACTTGGAATAGCTTAATTTCAGCCTTTACATTTATTCAAAATGGCTCAACTCAGCAAAACTCTGGCTGGGTTTGTACCATTGCTAGTGGTGGAACATTAGGAGTAACTCCAGTGACTTGGAGTCAGTTGGCAAACGCGGCAAGCTACTTTGCAGGCACAGGCTTGACTCTAAGTGCATACACTTTTAGCATTACCCCAGTTGGCACATCAGGCACTTATGGCTCTGCCTCTAGTGTTCCAGTATTTGTTACAAATGCATCTGGTCAAGTTTCATCTGTAACTAATACCACAATTAGTATTGCACCAAGCCAAATTAATGCAACCATCCCTAATTCTGGACTCACAAATTCCACAATTTCAGGAATTGCACTTGGCTCTAATTTGGCTAATTTGACAGCTGGAACTAACATTACTTTTAGTTCTGGCACTACCTACAATGGATCAAGTGCAATAACAATAAATGCCTCTAGCACAATGGTTTATCCAGGTGCAGGCATCCCTAATTCAACTGGTAGTGCTTGGGGTACAAGTTATTCAACCACAGGTTCTGGGACAGTTGTAGCACTTGCTACATCACCTACTTTTGTGACTCCAATATTGGGAACTCCTCAGTCTGGGAATTTTTCAACAGGGACATTTACCTGGCCGACCTTTAACCAAAACACCACAGGCAATGCCAATACAGCCACAACAGCTAGTAACTTGGCTGGAACAACCCAATATTCCTTGCCTTATCAGTCTGGGTCAGCCACTACAGCTTATTTGAGTCCTGGCACTTCTGGATCATTACTTATGACTTTAGGGGCAGTTTCTGCTCCCATTTGGGTTGCAACTTCTAGCCTTACAGTTGGAACTGCCACAAATATTGCTAGTGGCACAGCAGGAGCAATTCCTTATCAAACTGGCTCAGGAGCTACTAGCTTTTTAAGTCTTGGGACTTCAGGATATGTCTTAACTGCAGGGGCATCTGCTCCTCAATACACAGCTCAGTCTAGTCTGGCAGTAGGAACTGCTACTAATTTGGCTGGAGGAGTGGCAAGCAATATCCCTTATCAATCTGGTGCTGGAACAACTGTTTTTCTGGCAAATGGTACAACTGGACAAGTTTTAACCAGTAATGGATCATCTGCACCTAGTTGGACAACTCCAACTGCCTATGCAACTGTGACTGATGACACAACCACAGCAGGCACAAGATACTTGCTTTTTGCTAACCAAACCAGTGGAAATTTGACAACTGAATACACCAGTTCAACCAAATTAACTTATTACCCTAGCACTGGATGTATCACTAATGGACTTAATGGAGGTGCTTTCTAATGGAAATCACATGGAAAATATTAGAAATTTCTGCTGAAAATGGGTTAATTACCCATGCCAAATACTTTGTGACTGCCACTGAAGATAAAAAAAAGGTAGAAACTGAAGGTAATTGGTGGTTTCAAAATCCTGAAATTAAAGTTCCTTTTGAGCAAATTACTGAACAAATAGTAGCTCAATGGATTGAAGCTGAAACTATGAAAGATGGGGTAAATATTATTACATCTAGACTGCAAGAACAGTTAAAATCTTTGGAAAAGCAAGCTGTAATTCCTCCTTGGATGCCTCAAGTTTTTACACCTAATATCTAAAAATGGCACAAACCAATTACACTCCAATAATACTGTATAACAGTGGTACTACAGGGAATACTCCATCTACTAGCAATTTAGCTAGTGGTGAATTGGCTATTAACTATACTGATGGAAAATTATTTTATAAAGATAATTCTTCAACACTTCAAGTAATTGGATGGAAGACAACTCCCACAAGTGCTGGTGGAACAGGACTCACTAGCTATACAGCAGGAGATTTGCCTTATTATGCTTCTGGAACTGCATTATCAAAACTAGGAATTGGAACAAGTGGATATGTATTAGAGTCAAATGGTTCTGCACCTACATGGGTAGCTCAATCTACTTTGTCTGTTGGTTCAGCTACAAATGCCACAAATACAAATACAACTGATGACACATCAACAAATGCAGTTATGTATCCAGTTTGGAAAACAGCTACAACTGGTAATCTTCCTGAATATACAAGTTCTACAAAATTTAAATTTAATCCATCCACAGGAACTTTAACTGCAATTGTATTTAGTGGTTCTGGAGCATCTTTAACTTCAATTCCTAATTCTGCATTAACAAATAGTTCAGTTACTATTGGAAGTACATCTGTATCACTTGGTTCAACTGTTACATCTTTTAGTGGTCTAACAGCTTTAAATTTTGCTGCTGGAACAAATGGTATTACATTTAATAATACCAATGCTTCAGTCAATAGCACTTTAAATGATTATGAAATAGGTACTTGGACTCCTACAGACCAATCAGGTGCTAGTTTAACATTTACAAGTGCTACTGGAAATTATACAAAAATAGGTAATTTAGTTTGGGTATCAGGTCAAGTTAATTATCCTACTACTTCAAGCACATCAAACCCTGCATTAGGTGGGTTGCCTTTTACTGCGGCTAGTGAACAAGGCTCAAATACTATGGGTTTACTTTTAACAAGTACAAATGCTGGATTAAGTCCAATTTTTACTATTGGAAGAAATACTACTAATTTCTTTTTTAGAACAAATACAAATGGAACTTATACAAATCTTCAATACTCAGGAAATTTTGTAAGTTTTAGTGGTGTTTATCAAACAACATTCTAAGGAAAAATATGACTATATCTACATCAACAGTTATTGACAAAGTAGAAGTGTTACAAGATGGCAGTTTACAAATTCGTCAAGCACAAATAATTACCGAAAATAATGTTGAAATAAACAGAAATTTTACAAGATGGGTTCGGCATCCAGGAGATGTTGGTGCACAAACTGACCCAAGCCCAGTTCCTGCAATAGCTAATGCTACTTGGACTCAAGAAGTAATTTCAGCTTATGAAGCATCAGTAGCTTCATCAAAACCATAAGGTGCAACAATGACAGCAGTTAATCTTTCATATTTTGCAGGAGCAGGAGCACAATTTTTTGATAACAATGGTGTTCCTTTGTTTGGTGGTTTAATTTATACATATGCGGCTGGTACAACAACACCTACAGCCACATATACAACAAATGCAGGATCAGTTGCTAATTCAAATCCAATTGTTTTAGATAGTTCAGGTAGAGTAACCAATGAAATATGGTTAATTGCTGGTAGCACTTACAAGTTTGTTTTACAAACTGCAGGGGCTGTGCAAATTGGTAGCTATGACAATATACCTGGTATCAATGATTTATCAAGTTTAACCAATAATACCAATCCAGCATTAGGTGCTAATTTAGTTGGATTTATTCAGTCTAATGGATCAGGTGCTTTAACTGGTGCTACAAGTAGAACTGTAGGGCAAAAACTCCAATATTACATTGATGCAAAAGATTTTGGTGCTACTGGTAATGGAACTACTGATGATACAACTGCATTACAAGCTGGTTTGACTGCAGTAGGTAACAATGGTGGTGGTACTTTTTATATTCCTGAAGGTACATATTTAATTTCATCTATTTTACAAGTGCCAAACAATATTGATGTTGTTGGTGATGGTATGTCCACAGTCATTAAGACAAAACAAGCTATTTCCAGAGGTATTCCTAATGGAGATGCCCAAGGACAATGTATATCAATGGGTGGGCATAATGCAATTAGAGATATTTATATTGATGGTGGTGGTTTTAATAATGGTGGTATTCTTGTAAGTAATCAGACTGATGTTTTAATTGATAATGTTTGGATTGTTAATAGTGTAGCAGGAGCACAGGCTATTCAATTAGCGGCATCTTATAATGTAATGGTCACAAATTGCACAATTGTTAACAGTACAAATGGCATGCAATTATTTAAATGTTTAAACACTTTAATTACTGATTGCAGAGTTTCTACTTGTAGTGGTGGTGGGATATTTATGGCAACTTGCCAACAAGTAACAGTTACAGGCTGTATTGTTAATGATTGCGGTGATGTTGGTCTAGATATTGAAGGTGGCATTAGTTGCACATTTACTGGTAATTTTGTCACTAGGTGTAATAATGGTGAAATTGCTTTGTTTGTAGATGCAAGTGCTACTCTTGGATGTTTAAATTTAAATTGGATTGGAAATACTGTACATAGACAATCAACTTATACCAATAATGCTGGTAGTTCAATAGGAGTAAATACTTCTACTGGTGGAGCAATCCTTATATCATCCATAAGCCCAAATGCACAAAATATTGTATTTTCTAATAATGCAATTCTTGTTGATTATGGTGGTGGTCAGATGTGGCAAGCACTAACATGGGGTAATTATAATAATGATGTAACAATTTCTAACAATGTATTTACATCTTATAGCACATCACAACCTTGGAATACTCCAGTAAATGCACAGGGGCTAAAATATGTAAATAATATTCATAATTATTACGCAACAATTGGTAATTATGGATTATTTAAAAATGTAAAAAATGGAGTTATATCTGGCAATAAATTTTATAATTACACAACTCAATCAACCCAATGTATATATCTTTATTCTGATTTAGCAAGTCAACAATCATGTTATTTTACAAACAATGAATTTTATGGTTGGGGTGATAATGCTGTTTACATGGATCAATATGTTAGTGGTCTAGGTACATATATATTATCAGGGAACAAATTTACATTTACCCCTACTACAAATGGTGGATTTACTGTAAATAGTGCTTCAGGACATGAATTACCCACATACATAGATCAACAACTTTTAATAGCACTTACTGATTCAACCAATGCAACAATTGCAGTTAATTTGGCTAGTTATCCATCTTTAGTATCAGGTACTTACAATTACACTCCATTTGCTGAATTTTTATTAAATTTAGATTATGGTGCTATTGATAGAAACTTATACAAATTGCTTTATTTGAGTGGTACTGTTGCAAGTATGAATGGAACTGGATCAGCAAGTGGAGCAACTGCAAGCACTAACAGTTACATAAGTAGTATTAGTGGAACAACCATAAATATTACTAAACCTGCACCAGCTCAAAGTAATACATATATCACAATTACACTTAACTCACCATTTGCATAATTATGACTACACCAAATGACATTATTAGCAGGGCTTTAAAAGACATTGGGGCATTAGAAGCTGGTGAAACTCCAACTGCTGAGGCATCCCAAGATGCTTTTGATATGTTGCAAGATATGTTAGATCAATGGTCTAATGAAGACATGATGGTGTTTTATAAAAATGAAATCATATTTCCTGTTGTTTCTGGACAAACTCAGTACACCATCGGCCCAGGGGGTCAGATTGGTGCTATCTTTACTGGAAGCATTACTGGTAATGTTCTCAATATTACTTCTATCCAGTCTGGTGGCATTTCTCTTGGTCAAACTCTTAGTGGAACTGGTATTACATCAGGCACAACAATTGTTCAAATGCTCACAGGGGCAGGAAACAATGTAAATGAGGCAGGCACTTATTTGTTAAATAAGACTTATTCAAGTCCTATATCAAGTGAAACCATTAATTCATATTACCAAAGACCATTAAGGTTTAATTCTGCTTTTGTGAGAATTAATACTTACTCTAATGGTCAACCAATAACAAATGGTGGATTAGATTACCCAGTTTCTGTTTTAAATGTTGAGCAATATCAAATGATTGGGTTGAAGACACTAAATGGGCCGTGGCCGAAGGCTGTGTACTATGAACCCACAGAAACTTTGGGGAATGTGTACCTGTGGCCGAACCCCAGCCAGGGAGAAATGCACATATTTGTAGATCAAATTTTTCAAAGATTTACCACACAATTTGATAATATCAACTTGCCACAAGGTTACAACATGGCTCTTAGGTGGTGCTTGGCAGAAAGATTAATGCCTATGTATGGCAAAGCCAGTCCCACACAAATTCAGATGATTATGAAGTTTGCCGCACAAGGGAAGTCAACAGTAAAGAGGACAAATATGAACCCAGCAATTGTTTCTACTTATGCAGATTCACTTTTAGTTGGAAGACAAAAAGATGCAGGCTGGATACTTTCTGGGGGGTTCTTTAGATAATGGCTGATTTTGGCTTTGTTGGCCCCTCCTATGAAGCGGCCTCCATCTATCAAGAAGCTCAAGAGTGCATCAATTTCTATCCTGAGATTGATCCTTTAAAGCCTCCTGGCAGTAGAGGTGTGGTGGCTTTATATCCTACTCCAGGCTTAACAAGCATATTACAACTAAATAATGCTTCAGTTAGGGGTATGAGAACACTCTCTGGTGGTAAATATTTAATTGTTGTTGTTGGTTCTATTGTTTATTCTATTACTTATTCTGTTGGATATGTATCTACTAAGATAGGCACATTAACTACAAGCACAGGTTATGTATCAATTACAGATAACATAATGACCAACACAGGTTTAAATGCTTATATTGTTGATGGTGTTAATAGGTATTATTGGATTGCAAGTGCAAATAGTTTTTATACTTTACCTACCACAGATGGGCCGTGGCAAGGGGCTAATATCTGTGATGTTGTGGATAACTACATTATTTACAATCAGCCTGGGACACAGAATTGGGCGGCAACAGACTTGGGGTTAGTTACATCCACAAATGCCTATTATGGTTCTAAAGATGGTGCTCCTGACCCACTTGTTTCACTTATTGTTGACCATAGGCAAGTATTTTTGCTTGGTGAATTTACTGCTGAAATGTGGACAGATGTAGGAAATGTAATTTCTGGCATTATTAGTTTTCCATTTCAAAGGGTAACTGGAACATCTGTACAGCATGGGATTGCCGCGCCATTCTCAGTAGCCAGATTTGGTGAACAATTTGCTTTTGTAAGCCAAGATCAAAGAGGTCAAAACATTATTGGTGTGATGCAAGGCTATTCTTTCAAAAGAATCAGTACCCATGCTGTAGAACAAACTTTGATGAACCAATACATAGCTGATGCTGTTGCATATACATATCAGTTAGATGGTCATGAGTTTTATGTGGTCACATTTCCAACCATTAATATTACTTGGGTTTTTGATTTAAATTCTGAAATGTGGCATAAATGGTTATCTTGGGATGGAACTCAATTTAACAGACATAGATCAAATTGTGGGGCTATTTTCAATAATGTTTATTTGGTTGGAGACTATCAAAATGGTCAAATATACCAATTAGATAATGCTGTATATACAGAGGCAGGGAATACTATTAGAAGACTTAGAAGATGCCCACATTTGGTAACTGACTTGCAAAGACAATATTTTGCTGAATTGCAGATACAGTTTCAACCAGGTGTAGGATTAGAAACAGGTCAAGGGCAAAATCCACAGGCTATGCTTAGATGGTCAAATGATGGTGGTTCTACCTATTCTAATGAACATTGGTGTACTATTGGAGCTGTAGGAAAGTACAAAAATAGGGCAATTTGGAGAAGACTTGGATGGTCTAGGGATAGAATCTTTGAGGTTAGCATTACTGATCCAGTTAAGGCTGTGATTGTTTCTGCTAATTTAAAAGCTGAGGAGGGTGAAAATTGACTGTTTCATCATCAAGTGCTAGTGGGAATATACTTTGGCCGAGAGTGCCCTTTATTGACCCCACTTCTGGTCAGCCTGCTTTGCCTTGGCTTCTATGGTTACAAAGTCCAAATTTCATCAGCATTAAAACTGGGCAACAAACAATCCAAGGAAATCAAATTGTGACTGGAAATTCAGTTGTAGATGGTACTTTGACAGCTCTAGGTGGTATTTCAGGGGGAACATTTTGAATTTAGCAGATATTTTGAAAGCCAATGAAGGTCTGATGGAGTTTGACCCTCAGATTGTTCATCATTTCTCTGATGGTTTATATGCCAAGCAGTTTGTATTGCCAAAAGACCATGTAATTGTCCAACATGCTCATAAATATAGTCATTTGAGTCTTTTGGCTAAGGGAAAAGTAATAGTAAGGACTGACAGCACAGAAGAAATGTATAGTGCTCCTTACTGTTTTGAAATAAAATCAGGGATAAACCATTCTATTCAGTCCTTAGAGGATTGTGTATGGTTTTGTATTCATGCAACAAATGAAAAAGACCCATCCAAAGTGGATGAAGTCTTAATTCAAAGGAGTTAAAAATGCCTATAGGACTTGGAGCAGGATTAGCAATTGCAGGAGGATTGGGACTTATAGGGTCTATGAATCAAGCAAGCGCGGCACAAAGTGCAGCCAACACACAAGCAAATGCCTCCCTTGCAGGGCAACAACAGTTGCAACAGAATTATCAAAATTTATCTCCTCAATTTACTCCATATACTCAAACAGGAGCACAAGGTTTAGCCCAGTTACAGTCACAACTACCTAGTTTGACACAGGCTTTTGGACCAGAGCAACTTAAAAGCAATCTAGCTCCTAATTATCAGTTTATGCTCCAACAAGGTTTGGGTGCTCAAAACCAGGCTTTAAATGCTGGAGGTGGTGGTTCAAACATAAATACAGCAGGAACTAAGTTTGCAGAAGATTATGCCTCTAATGCTTATCAACAGGCTTTTAATAATTATCAAGCACAGCAAACTAATATTTATAACAAACTAGCAGGCATTGCAGGCATAGGTCAACAAAGCCTGGCTAATCTTTCTAATCTTTCTACTGGAAATGCTACAAACATATCTAACTTGGGAGTGGGGGCGGCTAATGCACAAGCAGCAGGCACAGTAGGAAGTGCTAGTGCCTTGGCTGGTGGTTTGAATAGTGTGGGTTCTAATTTGACTTTGGCATCATTGTTAAATCCAGCTAACCAAGCTGGAGCTAGTTCTGTGACTCCTGAAAATATGGCAGGATTCCAAACTCCTTATCAAGCACCAAGTTATCAAGTAACAGCACCATCACCATATAACCCAACTTATTAAGGATAAATATGGGTATTCAATCTTTTCCAATAGCAACACCAACTCCTGTTCAAACAACTCCTGTGCAGGGTAATTCAATTGCACAGATGGTTAATGCTGCCAATGGCATCCAAGCCTACAAACAAGCTCAACAGTTAAATCCTTTGCAACTTCAGCAAGCTCAAATGGCTATTGAGCAAGCACAACAAATTAATCCATTAGCTGTTAAAGAAGCTGAAGCAAAATTAGAAACTGCTCAAACTGGAGCACAACAATCAAAACAAAATTATCTTGTTTCTGGTGAAGATTATGCAAGAAAAATGATTAATGCTTTGCCTCCAATTGATGATTATGTAGATAAAAATGGTGAAGTAAATCAAAAAGCATTAACTAGGTCTTTAGATATTGTCAGAAAAGGCACTGAAGCTGTAGGCTTGCCAAAACATCCATCTAACTTACTTGGTCAGTTAGAAGATGCAGTAACCAAAAAAGACTACAACAGATATGAAGAACTAAGAAATAGAGTTGCTAGAAGTTCTGCATCACCATCTGAGCAGTTTGCAGCTAAATTTCCTGCTGTTCAATTTCAAGGTTTGGGTAATGTTAATCAAGCAGTTACTACAGGTAATCCTAATATTGCTGAAACTGCACCAGGTACTAAAATTGGAGCTGGTTTACCAATTGGTCCAAGTCCAATGCAACCAGGTGTGACAACTGTAAATGGTATTATTGGACAGTATGATTCAACTGGTAAATTTGTGCCATTTAATGTACAGCCTGGTCAACAACCTGGCAATCTTTCTATGCCAGGCATGGTGCAAACTCCTGCTCCATCTGCAGTTGGGCAAAATGAAATGCCATCAATTGTAAAAATTGACAATTTTTCTGCTCCTGGTCAACAAAATACTCAAGAAGTTGCTAGATATAATGCAGGGCAAGCTGATTTTAATGCTGCAAATGAACGTGCAACACTTGCACAAGATAGTGCTTTAACTGCACAAAATATTAAAAAGAATCTATCTGCTGCAGCTGGTAGTACTCCAGGCAGGGTTTTAAGATCAATTGGTCAAACTGTAATTGGTGATCCACAACTAGATATTTTAGTCAAGAGTTTGGCAGATCAACAATTAAGACAATCTCAATTAATGGGGTTAAAAAATCAAGCTGCAGAAGCAGATCAAAGGACTGCAGGAGGTAGTTCTGAAATAACTGCAGAAGCATTGGCTCATATTGTTGAAAGAGCTGAAGCAACAAATTTAGCTGCCACAAAATACAATCAAGCATTATCAAAAATGCAGGAAAAATATGGCAAAGAAAGAACATATTTAAATAATGATAATTTTAAAAATGCTTGGGCTAATTCTTACAATCCAATAGCTTTTATTATTCAAAATACCAATAGACAAAATATTCCACAAAAAGATAAAGACAAAATTATTGATTACTACACACATGATATGAGTAGAGATCAATTAGATACATTGGCTAATAACATGAAGAATTTAAAACGCTTAGAGCGTGGAGATTTCTAATGGCAAATGATGCTTATGAATTAGATCCAGATGTTGCAGTTATTCGCAAAAGGATGCCTGTCAATATTCCAAAGAGTGCAATGTATGGAAAAAATCCAGAATTGCAACCTGATGCTGTATATAGTTATGAAACAGACCCTGATATAACTTCAATATCAAACAGAAAAGTTACCCCTGCAGAAAAACCAGAGCCAGGTAGTTATTTGCCTCTTTTTTTAAAAGGCGCTGGAGAAGCTGCATTACATTCAATTGCTAGTATTGTTTCTGCGCCTGTTAGTGCTGCTGCGGGTATATATGGTACTTTAGCAAGTGGTAAGTTTGGTACTCAAGAAGGCATCCAAGCTGGTAATGCCTTGGCAGCAAAAGTACAACAAGCAATGCTTAATGCTGGTACTCAACCTACTACTGAAGAAGGTAAAAATTATTTAGAAAATTTACAATCTGCATTTGAAGCATCTAAAATTCCTTCTGTTGCTCCTGAAATTGGTGGATTAACTGCTGAACGTCAAATGGCATTTAAATCAGGAATTAATGCAAAACAACAGTTAAATTCACAATTTGCAAATATTAAAGCACCTAAAATTAAAATTGAAACTGTGCCAGGTTTAAGAAGTGCAGGAGCTGCAGCAACAGAAACTCCTGAAATGATCCAAGGCAATATCAATTCTGCCCTCGCTAAATTTGATCCTAATAGTCCTGTAATTGAACATATTTCTAAACAAGCACCAGAAAATGTTGATATTAATTCTTTAGAAACAAGAGCATTAGAAGAAAAACATGGCGTTGATCTATTGAAAAGCCAAAGAACAAATAATCTTTCAGATTATGTTCAAGCATGGAATCATAGAGAAGCTAATGGACTTTCTTCTGATTTTGCACAACAACCTAAACAATTAGCTCAGGCTTTTGAAGAATCAAAACAACGTCATGCTCCAAGAATACATGCTGATGCTGATGCATCTGAACTTGGTCAACATGAAATAAATGGTTTAGTTGAAAAAGATAAATTTAGACTGCAAAATATTAAAGAGAAATATTTAAATTTAAAAAATGCTTATAACGAAATAAAGAAAAATTTAGGTTTAGAAGAATCAAATGATTTACCATTAGACGGAAAATTATTTGTTGAAAATTCTAAGAAAACTTTAAATTCTGAAATGTTTACAGAAGAGGCAAGAAAAAGTATTGATGAATTATTAAATAAAATAAATGATAAAAATGGTGTAATGACTTTTCAAGAATTTACAACATTAGACAAAAGGTTAAGTGAATTGAGTAAATTTGGTAAAGGAAGTGAAAAAGAAGCAGCTAGATTAACTAGAGAGCATCTTAATAATATGGAATTAACAGAAGATGCTGCGCCTTTATATCCATTACTTAAAGATGCAAAAGCAACAGCAAAAGAAAGATTTGATGTAATTGATTCTAATCCAGCTTATGCTGCAGCAATAGGAGAAGGTAAAGATTTAGAAAGTGCTTCATCACAAGGCGAAAGTTTAAATGCGGGAAAATTTCATAGACAATATGTTTCTACTGCTACACCTGAAGCAATTAGACGTTTAAAAGCTGAATTACCAGAAGATCATATTGCTCATGAAGCAATTACTTATGGTGAATTAGATAGAGCTAAAAAAGTATTAACTAATGCAAATGAATCAAGAGTTAAATCAGATCAATTTGGCGATTTTTTAAGAAACAATAAATCTATTTTAAAAGAAGCATTATCACCAGAAGCTATGCAAGATGTAACTGAAATAGGGCTTCTAAATAGCAAAATTGGTAAACCTGATGCTGGTACATTTAGTCATTCAAATACTTATAGTGCAATGTTAGGTGATTTTGCTGCAAATGGTTTATTAACTTTGGGCGAAACAGCATTATCTGCAAAAACTGGTGGTTTATCTGCATATCCAGTATCAATGGCTAAAAAGTTTAAAGAAAAATTTGATAAAAATTCTTTTGCAAATGAACAAAGAAATAAATTAGGTGGATTAACTACGGAACAACCATGAGCACAGAATCACCAATTGATCTTGTCAAGTATGGAGTACTTTGGCAAAAAGTAGAAGATTATGAGAAAAAGTTTGATTCTATGGAAAGAAAAATAGACAAACTTGAGTTATCTATTGAAAAACTTGTTTCTATGGCTGATAAGTCTAGGGGTGGTTTTTGGGTAGGCATGATGGTTGTTTCAGGACTATCTAGCTTTGTTGGTTTCATTTCTCACTATGTCACTTTGAAATAACATGCCTTTTATGCTTGCCATCTCTGCTGTGAGTGCCATCAAGCAAGGGGTGGCAATCTACAAAGATGCCAAAAATGTTGGAAAAGAAGTTTATGGTATTTATGCAGAGCTAAGTGAGGGAGTTGGTAATTTCTTTGACCATCAAGAAAATGCCCACAAAGAAATAAAAGAAAAAGAAAAAAATCCTCCTAAAGGCAAAAGCATAAAAGCTCAGGCTTTAGAAAATGTTTTAAAAAGAAAGCAACTTCAACAAGCTGAGTATGATTTAAGGCAAATGTTAACTTATCAAGCTCCTCCAGAGTTGGGTGCTTTGTGGACAGATTTTCAAGAGGAAAGGGCTAGGCTAGAAAAAGACAAAGCCAAATATGAACAGGCTCAAAAAAAAAGGATGAGCAAGAATATTACAGAAAAGCAAGAAATAAAGAAAAATGGAATTTTAGAATTGCAATATGCATTGCAGTCATGGTGGTCATCTTCACAGTTGCAGGCTTAATGTATTACATCCATTGGGATTATCAGATAAATAAAGTAGAGGAACAATGGCATATTGAGTTTATGAAAAAGTTTAAACCCAATAGCAAAGAGTATGAATGTTATAAAATTTTTCAGGAAACAGGGTATTCACCAAGATACTGTAACTAGGAGTTAATATGGATTGGTTAAAGACAATTGCACCTACTATTGCCACTGCACTTGGCGGCCCCTTTGGAGGTCTTGCCTATGAAGCAATTTCAAAAGTCTTGGGCATATCTCAAGATGATGCCCAAAAAATGCTTTCAGATGGCAAACTTACTGCTGACCAAATAGCAAGTGTCCAGCAAGCAGAAATAGCTTTAAAGGCAAAGGCACAAGAATTGGGTTTAGATTTTGAAAAATTAGCTGTTGAAGATAGATCATCTGCTAGAGCTATGCAAACTAATACTCATTCTTTTATTCCTCCAGCATTAGCTATTATTGTTACTCTTGGATTTTTTGGAATATTAGTTGGTTTGATGATGGAAACATTTAAAACATCTGATGCCTTGTTATTGATGTTGGGTTCACTTGGAACAGCTTGGACTGCTATCATGAGTTTTTATTTTGGTTCTAGTGCAGGCTCACAAGCTAAAGATGCAATGTTACATAAATCAACACCTATGGAGCAAAAATGATTAATTCAAGGAATTTAGATGAATTATTACCTGAAGTTAGAGCAAAGGTTGAAGATTTTATTAAGGCTTGCCAACATTCTGGCATTGACTTGTTGGTTACATCTACATACAGGAATAATGAAAGCCAAGATGCTTTATATGCTCAAGGTAGAACAACAGAGGGCAGAATTGTTACAAATGCTAAAGGGGGTGAGTCTTTCCATAACTATAGGTGTGCTATTGATGTTGTGCCTTTGGTTAATGGAAAAGCTGATTGGGATGGAAGTCATCCAGTTTGGGCAACAATAGGTGAATTAGGTGAACAAGCTGGTCTAGAGTGGGCAGGCAAATGGGTTCACTTTAAAGAAATGGCACATTTCCAATACACTGGTGGACTATCTTTAGCTGAACTTCAAGAAGGGAAAAAAATAGCATGAAAAACTTTAAAATTACAGGCAAAACTTATGAGTCTCCCAAATCACATTATGTGGTTTTGAGAGAGCATGAAAAAAAGACTGAGCATGAGTTGCATAGGTTAGAAGATAAGCTCAAAAAGCATGAGCATCTGCCTATGGAAAAAGCACATCCAGAAAAAAGCTAATTTAGCTTGTTTTGGTAGTCTAGGTAGGTTTGGGGCAGGGGAACAGAGGACGGCCAGAGGTCAGCCTTGATTAGGCTAAACACAGTCCTCAAATGGGCATCCATCCAAAACTGCTCCTTTTCCTCTTTATTTAGATAATGTCCTTGGTCTAGGGCATGGTGGCAGTCCCAGCACAGTGCAGCAACCATATTGTCATCAGCCTTTATTCCTCTTCCCTTTCCATGTGCAAAACTATTGGAGTGAGCACCCACTATTGTCTGGTCATCAGCACCACAAGCATGGCAGTGTAGGTATCTAATATTGTTTAAAAGTTTGGTACTTCTAACATATTGCCTTTTAGGGTTTGCTTTCAAGTTCAATTCCTTTCTGAGCACACCAAGCCTCTAACCAGTCCACAAATTGACTGGCTTGTTCTTTTGTAAAAGCACGGCTCTGAAGCCCCAACTGCACAATCCTATACCCATCTAAGGATGGAGCTACTTTGGAAGCTCTTAGCCCTGTTTCTGAGGCAAATTGGTCTATTAAAAATCTTTTCCAAGATTCTGCATCCCACTTAGCTCCATAATGCTCTGCCTGTTTTGCTATATCAGCAATAATTGCATGAAACTTAGAATTTTGGTCATGTGTCCTAGTTTCCTCTTGAACAATCATAACTAGTATTTTCCCTGATTCCAATGCTGTTTTCATCTTTGCCCATAAGGTTTTCATTAGGGCTGTGCCTTGCTGGGGATTAACAAGTTTGTATTGCATATTAATCAACCATTATGTTTAACATTCTGAGAGCTGATTCAATGCTATCTACAAGGCAAAAAGCTCCTCCTTTCCAATTTTCTGCAAAGTGCTTTTGGTTTGCATTAAAGCCTTTTTTGCCATAAGAATTATCTAAGTTTTTGACCTCCATAAGCAAGGTCTGACCATGATAGCCAACCAGTAGGTCACAAGGCTCTTTGATATGGTAAACAGTAGCTCCAACAGCTCTGAGAGCCTCCACAATGGCTTTTTGGTTATTATCAATCCTACTTGCTGTTCTCATCTTTTAATTCCTTAATTTTTTGAGCTACATCTTTTGCCAAATTTTTTAGCAATGGTTCTGTTTCTTGTTTTTGTTTAACTGAATATCTAACATATTCAATCCATCCATCTCTTAAAGCAAGTTGAGCATAAAATTTGACTATTTTTTGATATTCAGCATCCCAATCAAACATTTTCTATAATCCATTTCCTCATTTCATTTGAATATTTTGATCCCAAATTATTGTAAATTCTAGGAAAATGATTAACCAAAGGCAAACTTTTAGAAACTTTAATAGCTTTCTTATTTGGGCATTTTGAACAAGTTTTGTCTGATGGACTACATACACCTAACTTTTCGCATTTAGATAGCTCCTTGGGTTTTCTGGTTGATTTTGGCAACCTTTCTGCTACAGGGGATTTTGTGGTTAATCTATCTTTTACCATATTGTCCCAAGAAGGAACTGGTTGCCAAATTGTTTTAATCATATTGCTCCTATATATTCATGACAATAACAAATCCTATCTGCATGTCTTTCGGTCATTTCTTTAGACCAAAAAAAGTCTGTTTTGTGTTCTAAGGATTTCTTATATTGCCTACTTCTATCTTGCATATTGTGAGCAGTTGGTCTCCACAAAGGTGAATTGTTTCTATATTCACCAAGTCTAATATGGCTAGACTTAGAAAAATATCTACATCCCTCATTTACAAATATTTGCCCAATTGCATCACTAATTCGAACTCCAAAACCTAGACCTTGAAAATCAGGTAATATCACAGTCCTATGACCTTTCCATGCTTTTTTTAATGTTCCAGAGGGAAGAGTGATAGCTGCGGCAAATCCAACAAGCGTTTCCTCCCATGTTGCGATCCAACATCGTGAACTTTTATTAAGGTTTCCTGAGAGATAGTGATGGTTGCGAAAGACTGACCATGCTTCGGTTGTGCAAGGAAGTATTTCCAATTCCAGAACTGGCCGAACTGACCCCCTTGCGACTGTAAGTCTGCTTGTAGTTGTATCAAAAATCCAATCAGGTTGTAACCACTCAATGATGTCATAGTGACAAGAGGCAAACACCATATTTTTCAAACCATTTTTTCTAATGTGTCTAGCTATGGCATAAGAACAAGATTTAGCCACATTTCTATCTACAACAGAAGTAAATTCATCAATGATGGCATTGTCTTTAAGTGATCTTGACAAATCAGCTCTAAACTTTTCTCCCATAGAAAGCACATGATATGGTTTCAACCAAGATGGCACAGAATTAAGTCCAACAGCACTGAGTTTGTTTTGAGCATCCAAAGCATTTTCAAAATGGCTACAAATGGCTTTATTAGGATTCCAAGACACTTTTTCAGTCTCTCCTATGGTAGATAGTATGGAAGATTTGCCACTGCCTGATGCCCCAACAATCAAGCCTATTTGAAAATTTTCAGGTTTTTCAAAAAAAGGAACTTGAAACTTGGTAGACCCATCAAATTGAAAATCAAAAGATTTTGAACATTCTTTTGTAATTTCATCTTGTTCAACAGTAGATATTAATGTTTTCATATTTCTTCCTTAATTCTTAATGCTTCTTTTGCAAACTTTAATGAAATTGGTCTAACTTTTTCACCAGACTCATATCTATCAATTATCCTTTTTGCCCATCCTTTTGGATCACCCTCATACTTTTTGTAGGATAAATCATAAGGACTAGGTGCTTCACAATAGGCATTAAAACAAGATTCACATGTAGTCCCAAAGTTTATTAAGACTGAATTTAACTGCCTGGACATGCACCTAGAACATAGTCCATAGACTTCTTTTTCTGGCTCATTTTGAGTTTCTGATTTTTTAAAGCTCATTTGTTGTACTTCCCATCAATGATTTTTTGAAAATTACTAGCATTTACTATCCAAACAAGGTCTGGTCTCCAAGTTCTGTTATTACTTTCAAAGCCTGAAAATAGCTTAGTGTCTTTGGCTATGTAATGAAAAAACTCATCCCACCAAACAAGTCCCTCCTCCAAATTTGTATATCCATCTGAAAAATCAGACTTTTGGGATGCTTGTACCCATCTGTTTTTTAGATTAGTTTGCCTTGCTCCCTCCCATATCCTTGGCTGGGTTAAATGGGGTAAATGCTTTTGGTAAAGTTTTAAAATTTCCTGATGGGGGCAAGTTAGGAGCTTTGCTCCTGACTGTATAGTATTTATATTTGGTTTATGGTTATTGGTTATTGGTTCATGGTTATTGGTTAGTTGCACATCTGATGAACACCTGTTCAACACCTGTTCAACATCTGTTGATTTTTTAGCCTTTCTTTGTTCAGCAGACACCTTGCCTCCTTTTGATTTTTTAGCCAAAAGTTCTCTATATTGTGCAATTTCTAAATCACACCTAGTTTGATGCCAAGAGTCTTCATTCAATTTAAAGAAACTATGCAAAATAAGTTCAACATCATTTTCAGATGCTCCTACTTGAAATGCTAATACTTTAATATTATTGATTAAAGGTTCTTCAGAATCATAATAAATCCAAAGAAGCCTAAGATAAGCCATAGTCTGAGAATCAGATAGCCTAGATGTGACCTTTAAAAAGTCACCAATGTGATGTTGGTAATAGTGCATTAAATGCCCTCGCAAACCTCCAGAAAAGAAACTATGGCAGGAGGGAGGTACTCTTTTCGAAAGGGGGATCAATCCCTTTCTAGCCCAGTTTCAAAATATTCTAACCCATTAACTTACAAAAATTCCAGAACCTCTAATTTTGTTACATCTTTTACAAACAGGCACAACTTCCAAAGGTTTGTTGTAATCCCTGTGGTCATAACATTTAGCTGGTGCTCCACAATCAACACAAATCAAATTTTTTAATTCAGGCAAAATTCCATCCTTTATGGCTTTCTTAACCAAAAGACTGGCTTTTCTGCCTCCAGTTCTTTTCCCTTTTTCATCTGTACATTTAAAACAAAAAACTGCCCTAGAATCTCGCATTTCTATGTTTACATTACAAATTGCACAAAATTTAGCCATTTTTAAAATCTTGGTGTTTTATCAAACCACTCAGGTTTTAAGACTTTCAATTGCCAAATCCTGCCCTCTGGAATTTTTTTCCATTTGTGCACACTTTGTCTTTCCACTCCTAATAGTCTTGCTAACTTAGAAGCAGACCCAGCTAATTCAATTGCTTTTTGTTTTTCCATGTTGTAATTGTAAGACATAACTTACATAAAAGCAACACATTTAAATATTTTTTGTAAATTGTGGTTATTTAGTCAGATTTGGCTTACACTTAATTCATCAGCACAACAACTGATATTTTTAAATTAAGACTAAATTAAGGAAACATTATGAGCAATAGATCATTTTATGAACCAGATGATAATTATGATGAAGACCCTGAATATGCAGAATTAAGGGCTAAAGATTTTTTTGAAAAACAATACAAAAGCCATTATTTTGCACATCCACATTGCCAAGACCCTGACCATCCAGGATGCCCAAATTGCGAACCAGAGGAATTTGAAGATGACAATTAAATTCAGAAAAGGGAATATTAATCCTACAACAAAGACATTTCCAAGAACACTAGCTGATGCATTTCCTGAACATCCAGAGCCAAATTTTGAGAATGAAAAGTTTGACAAAGAAGATAAGATGGTAATCACAGCTTGCATTATTATTTCAATTATTTTATTTATTTTAATTACATGGGGAACATTATGACTAATCAAGGTGGAAAGTTAATAGCAACAGCATTTGTAAAGGCACAAAAAGAGTTTGGACCGGCTTTAAAGTCTAGCACTAACCCACACTTCAAATCCAAGTATGCAGATCTATCAGCTTGTGTGGAGGCTGTAATTGATGCTTTAAATAACAATGGCATAGGCATGATGCAAAAACTATATGAAAATGGAACTGGAGTAAGTGTAGAAACCATATTTCTGCATGAATCTGGGGAGACTTTGGAGTGTGGTGTTTTGCATGTTCCTGCAAGCAAACAAGACCCACAGGGTTATGGGAGTGCTTTGACTTATGCAAGGAGGTACTCCCTGATGAGTGCCTGTGGCATTGCTCCAGAAGATGATGATGGCAATATGGCATCTAGAAAACCAGAACCAAAATCTAATGTCAATGAATCTGAAATGGCTGATTGGTTAGAGGCAATAGCTCAAAGCCAAGATTTACCAGAGTTGCAGAAAAACTTTGTTAAGGCTATTTCAGCAACTGATGGTGATAAACCTTGGCAACTTAAAGTAATTGCTGTAAAAGACAAAATGAAAAAGAAATTGGAGGCTAAATAATGGAAATAGAACAAGGCACAGATGAGTGGTTTCAGGCTAGACTAGGAAAGGTCACAGCATCTAGAGTTGCAGACATAGTAGCAAAAACCAAATCAGGCTATTCTACAAGCAGGGATAACTATATGGCTCAACTTTTATGTGAGAGGCTTACAGGCAAGCCTAGTGAGTCTTTTAGCAATTCTGCTATGCAGTGGGGGACTGAGACTGAGCCATTGGCTAGAGCAAGCTATGAGGTCAAGTACAACTGCATGGTTAACCAGGTAGGATTTGTCCAGCATCCCAAAATTGAGATGTCTGGTGCAAGTCCAGATGGCTTGGTTGATGGAGGGTTGTTGGAGATCAAATGCCCAAACACAGCCACTCACGTTGACACTTTGTTATCTGGCAAAATGCCTAGCAAGTACATTACCCAAATGACATGGCAAATGGGTTGCACACAGACTAACTGGTGTGACTTTGTGAGCTATGACCCCAGGATGCCTGAGAATCTTCAACTTTTTTGCAAAAGAGTTGATTTAGATCAAGCATATTTGGCTGAATTAGAGACTGAAGTAATCCAGTTTTTAAAAGAGCTAGAAGATAAAGTAAATAAATTAAGGAACTTAAATGTCTAAAGTAATATCAGAATTGAGCACCATTGTTGGCACATACACAGACAGGGATGGCAACAAAAAGAACAAATATCATAGGCTTGGGTCTATTATTGATACACCACAAGGACACATGCTTAAGATAGACTCAATACCAGTTTGTGACCCTCCTTGGTCTGGCTGGGCATGGATTAATCCTCCAAAAGAAAGAACACTTAGCTTTGAAAAAAAGGATGATGACATAGGATTTTAAAGTTTTGGGAGGTAATGAGGGTTAGCTCCTCATGTTTTAACAATAATCATAGTCGATTATTGGAGAATGGAAGTTGTACACACACTGCTTTATGTAAGCCTCCCAATTTATATTTACATTAAGGAAAAATTATGAAACAAATTACGATTTTTGACCAAATAAATGAAATGTTTAACAGCTCTGGTTTATTAAGCAGGCACTTTGGCACTGAGTCCAAGATGTTAGCCAGAAAGACTGACCCAGAGACATCAAAATCCTCAGCTCAGACTGTGGACACAACCAAGCTAGAAAGCATTGTCTATGAAGCTATTAAGTCTTTTGGGGAGAAAGGATGTATTTCTGATGAAGTGCTAGATATGTTTCCAAAGCATAGATACAGTTCCATCACTGCTAGATATGCACCACTGCTCAGAAAAGGCTTTGTAGAGGTTACTGGTGAGACTAGGAAAGGTAATTCTGGCAAACAACAAAGAGTGATGAGGGCTGTATGACTAAAGAAGAAAAATTAACTAAAGATTATGCGTTAGCAGTTGCACTTGAAGCACTTGTGTTGGCTAGGACTCTTTCAACTGGTAAAGCGAGTGATCAATTCCATAATGCCATAGAAATTATTAAAAGAACATTTATAGAACAGCAAGGAGATAAGAATGATTAAAGATACAGCGGTACAGATACTTTTAGAACACTTTAGTGAGGGTATGGTACGCACAATTGTTGATGCTATTGCTGAAGATGAACGTGAGGAGTGCGCAAAGGTGTGTGATGCTATGGATAGCATAAGCGATTACTACACATTAAGGGTTGAGTTAATTTGTGCTCAAGCTATTCGTGCAAGGGGACAAGAATGAAAGCATTCCCACATACATATGAAAAAACAATAGATGGTCATATTGCTACCTGCACTAATACAGGTATGGATTTGAGAGATTGGTTTGCAGGTCAATTTATTCCGTTGATATGTGAATA